CGGATGCCGAGACGATGCTTGCGTTCTTGCTGAAGGCGCAGCGCGGCACGTTCAACTTTCAAGACTACGCGAACCCGCTGCCGCGTGGCTCAATTACTGGCACGCTTACCGTTGCGACGGCGACCGCCAACGGAACGACCCTGACTTACAGCGGAACGACCAACAGCACGCAGTTCGCCGTCGGCGACTGGCTGCAAATCAGCACGTCATATTACAAGGTCGTGCAAGCAAACGGAGTGGGCGACGTTGATCTTTTCCCTGCTCTCCGCAAAAGCTACGCGGGAGGCACAGCGATCGTTTACGGTCTAACGTCTGGCGCTCGGGCTCAAGGCGTCTTCCGCCTCGCGCAGCCGACGACGGAGTGGTCGATAGAACTGGCGAGCGTTTACGGCATCAGCTTTTCAATCGTCGAGGACGTCGAGACATGAGCATCACCACAGCAGGACGCGGACTGACAAACGACATGGTGACCGAGGTGAGCGCATCGCAGCTCTCGCCCATTCTGCTCGCTTCGCTATCCTTCGCGACGCCGGTGCATATCTGGACCGGCTACGGCACGATTACGGTGGGCAGCACAGCATATCTGGGAATCGGGACGCTCGGCTCAATCTCGCCGGTTGAGGAGACGACGGACCTGGCTGCGCGGGGCATTTCCATGCAGCTCTCGGGCGTTCCCACGGCGATGCTGGCCGTTGCGCTCACCGAAAATTATCAAGGACGAGAGTGCTCGGTTTTGTTTGGTGCGCTTGAAGCCAGCGGCGCACTCGTGTCGTCGCCGGTCACGATCTTCTCGGGGCGGATGGACGTCATGAGCATCAACGACGACGGGCAAAACGCGACCATCGGCATGAGCGCCGAGAACAAGCTCGTGGACTTCCGCCGCCCGCGTGAAGTGCGCTACACCGACCAAGAGCAGAAAAACCTTTTCCCGTCCGACAAGGGACTGGAGTTCGTCACGGCGATTCAAGAAAAGCAAATCTACTGGGGCAACGCTAAGCTCGTCGCGCCGGTGAACGAAGGCGGAGGCGAGAGCGAGCGAACCGGCTACGAATGAATATGGCCACGCGCTGCAATAACTGGCCGGACCTGCTCACGGCTTACATCGAGCGGAAGCGTCACGAGGCTTTTGCATGGGGCTCCAATGATTGCTGTCTCTTTGCGGCGGACTGGGTGCAGATCGCAACCGGCCACGACATCGCCGCGCAATGGCGCGGGCAATACGCAAGCGCGCTCTCGGCGCATCGAGTACTCAATCAAGGCGGCGGAATTGAGCGCCTTGTCGATGAAGCGGGAGGGATGAAGATCGCGACCGCGCTTGCTCGTCGCGGCGATCTCGTGGCGCAGGACGGCGGCGACGGCGTCGCGCTGGGCATCTGCGTCGGCAGCGTCGCGGCTTTCCTCGCTCGCGACGGATTGCAATTCGTGACATTCCCGAACGCTAGAGTCTGGAGATTTTAACCATGCCACAAGTCATCGTAAATGCAGCGTATTACCTTTATTTAGCTGTTAATACGGCGGCGAATGCAATCGTGTTGAGTCAGGCCGCAGCGATTGCCACGGTGCAATTCATCGCCGTCACCGCCGCGTCAATGGCCGCGTCGAAACTGCTCGCGCCCAAGATGCCGAGCTTCTCCGACTCGTCGCTCTCGGAGCGCGGGCAAATGGTTCGTTCTCCGATCGCGGCGCGGTCAATAATTTACGGTCGATGCCGCGTCAGCGGGACCATCGTTTACATTTCGACTACGGGCACGAAAAACGAATATCTTCACCTCGTCGTCGCTCTGGCCGGCCACGAGGTCGAGGCAATCGACGAGATTTATTTCAACGATGAAGAGGTGCCGCTGACAGGGAATCAGCCGACCGGATTTTACTCGGGCGTGGCGCTCATCAATAAAAAGCGCGGAGTGCCGAATGACACAGCGGACGCGGATTTGATCGCCGCTACCGCTAGTCTGACGGACGGCAAATGGACATCAGATCACAAGCTCTCTGGCATCGCCTACCTCTACGTTAGACTGACATGGGACGCGGAGAAATACCCGAGCGGAATCCCGAACATCAGCGCCGTCGTGCGTGGCAAAAAGGTTTACGACCCGCGCAGTCCGGCGAATCCAATCGCCTACTCGGCCAACGCCGCGCTCTGCTTGCGTGATTACCTCACGAACTCGCTCGGCATGGGGATGACTACTGCGGAGATGGACGACACGGCGTTTGGGGCGGCGGCAAGCATCTGCGACGAGAACGTCGAGATTAAGCCGGTGACGACGCCAGCAACCGAGGAAAACCGATACGAGGCAAACGGCGTCGTCTCGACCAGCGCGTCGCCCGACGAGAACATCGGCAAGTTGCTTTCGGCGATGGGCGGACTGATCGCCTACACCGGCGGCAAGATCGCGCCTTACGCTGCCGCCTATCGCATCCCGACCGTGACGTTCACCGAGAAGCATTTCGTGGGGCCGATCAGCGTGCAGACGCGCACGAGCGCGCGGGACCGCGTGAACTCGGTGAAGGGCGTTTACCTTAGCGAAATCAACAACTGGCAGGTGACGGACTTCCCGACGATCACGGATGCCGCTTACGTCTCCGCCGACAATGGCAGCGTCTTTTTCCGCGACGTGGTGCTGCCGTTTACGACTTCCTCGTCGTGCGCGCAGCGCCTTGCGGTCATCGAGCTTCGCCGCGCTCGCGAAGAAATCACGATGTCGGCGCGCTTTCGATTAGAGGCGATGCAAGTGCGCGCGGGCGACACGGTGATGATCACCAACTCAAAGCTCGGATTTTCCTCGAAGGTCTTCGAGGTCATGGAATGGAACTTCGCGAGCGGAGGCAATCCTCCCGAGGTATTCGTGGACATGACGCTGCGCGAAACCGACTCGTCGGTCTATTCGTGGAATGTCACGGATGAAATTTACACGGCAGGCGCGCTCAACACGACGCTGCCGGATCCGTTCACGATCAGCGCGCCGACGAATCTCTCTCTGACTGCGGACGGCACGACGCAGTTCATCCAAGCCGACGGCTCGGTCATGCCGCGAATCAGGGTCGCGTGGACTCCGCCAGCCGTAGGCTTTATTGAGTCTGGCGGCGCTGTTGTCATCGAATACAAGCCGAGCACGAGCACGACTTATCTGACATGGAGCCGCGTCGAGGGGGCGCAGACCGAGGACTTCATCAGCTCGGACGTGAAGATCGGCACGAACTACAACGTGCGAATTTACGGCGAAAGCTATTTCCGCATTTCTACCAGTTACCTCAGTGGAACGATCACCGTCGCCAAAGACACGACCGCGCCCGTAACGCCAACCGGTCTCAGCGCCGCAGTCGGCACGGGCCGCGCCGTCTCCCTCGACTGGAACGACAACACCGAGCCCGACTTTTCGGAATACGGCATCTATCGCAGGACCACGCCGGTGACTCCTCAGAACTCGGTAACAGGCAAGATCGCCGAGGTGCGCGCGTCGCGCTTCGTGGACACCGACGTGGACATCGGGACGACGTATTACTACTGGCTGAACGCTTACGACACCGTGGAGAACGTGTCAGGGTTTACCAACTACGTTCAAGCGACGCCATCAGTCATTACCGCTGGGCCTATCGACCCGACGCCGCCAGCCCAGCCCGCAGCGCCAACGCTCATCAGCACGACGGTCTATTTGTCGAGCGACGGCGGTTCATTTGCGCGCGTCTCTCTGACCGCTCCGCCGCTTCCCTCGGGCGCGGTCGCTCTCGATGTGCTTTACCGGCGCACGGGCGCGAGCGATTACATCGTCGGAAATCAAATCTCGTCGTCGGTGTCCTACGCGGTGTCGATTGACGATCTGACGGTCGGCGAATCCTACCAGTTCGCAGCGCGCGGGATTTCGTTCTCGGGGGCGATCTCGCAGCTTTCAACCGCGCTGAGTCAGAGCGCGCCGAGTAACACGACGGCACCGGCGGTCCCGACATCAGGCGCGATCTCGGCAGCGTGTCCGGCAAAACGATACGACGCGACAAGCTTTTTCTACGGGGCGCGCATTACATGGGCACCGGTTACTGACAAGGATTTGGCTTACTACGAACTCAAATCGACTCTGACGGATTCTGACGCTGCAACAGATTTCACTTGGAGCGTTTCGACTACGAGCTTCCCCGATGCTTCCACCACCGCAAAGCTGCTTGTAACGTTTTTTGATTGTTACTCGGCGTCGCCTGCTCCGGACGGATACGCTCGCGTGAGAACGGTAAGTCGAAGCGGCGTCGCGTCTGCATGGCTGCGGATAGGAAACATTCTGCCGACGGCGATCACTGGAGCAGCTGGCATGGCTTTGCAGGAAGCGAACGCTGTCGCAATCACCGGCGGCTCGGCAACTCTAACATCGGTAACGGCATCAACCGCTCGCGCCGCCTCCCTCATCGTCGCTCCCGCAGCCGCAACGAGTCCTCGCGCACAGCTCGCGCTCTACGCAGGCAGCGACGTATTCAACTTCACGGTGTCGTCAGGGAGCTATGACCTCGACGTGGACATCACCAATCGCGGATTCACGGCGAAGCCAGACTGGGGGC